GAGATGTCGCCACGCTTGGCGGGTGCGGTGGCTTTCTTGGCTTTGGCTTTCGCCTTGGGTTTCTTCGGTGCTGTTTCTTTTGCCATGCTGTCTCCCTTCAAAGAATCAAATAGCCGGAATCTTGCAAGCTGTCTGTCAGATAGACTTCGGCAATGTATCCCACCGCGTCAAAGTGGTGCTTGTAATCGCTAAAGCTTTCGCCACGCCAGTGGCGTAACGCGCTGATCAGTCGGTTGCACCCTGAGTGGACCATGAAGCGGCCCTCGACGCAAGCATTCGATAACATACGCGCTCTAGCCTTTACGCTACCGGCACCCTTCCAAGGCACTTGGATTTGGAATGGTGGCCGCGCCTGGTTGAGTGACTCCGCAAAGCCACGCTCGAGCAGCTCGTTGACGCTAAAGCCCAAGCCGAGCCGGCCTGAGCTGTTGCTGTCGCCGCGTGCTTGATCGATATGGTGGAGGCTGATGCCCCAGTCTTCAAGCATGGCCTTGATCTCTTTGGCTTCTGCCTTGGGCGTGTTGCGCTCTTGGCTTGTGTATTCATCCAACACCCACAAGCGGTGGCCACTCCACGCCACCACATAGCAGACCGAGGCGCCAGGCTTCTCGCCATGATCCCAGCCTAAGCCGATAGCTTCGATATTTGTTGGCGGCTCGGTGAATATGTTTTCTTCTCCAAACTCGATCCAGGCGTCGGTGCTTACCCCTTCCCATGCGCCTTCGACGCGCTGAGCATATTCCCACGGCCCATAGCCGGCGATCTGCTGTGCGATAGATTCGGGATCGCGGTGGGGGCAGTTTTCCGCGCTGAGCTTGACGCGCTGCACATCCCAGTCTTCGCGGGCAGGCTCTCCGGTGTCCGGGTTGCCATCTACCCAATCCCGCAGGAATTCAGCCGGGCGGCCTATTGGTGTGAAGCACATAAAGACGGGCGCACTGTTGACGGCCACGCGGCTGCGAGCCTCACCCCAATGCGCTTGCTTGGGTAGCTCATCGATGCCCAGCCAATCAATCGTTGCGCCGCTTAGAGCCATTTGGTCCTGTGATCCAGACTTGCCAACAATCAGCGAGCCATTCGCCAACTCAATAATCTTAGATCCACCGCGAGTGAAGCCCCGCGCGTCATCGTAGAAGCACCGCTGAGCCACCGCGCCCGGCGGCATGATCTCGCGCATCTTGCGGCTGAAGTTAGCCCAGCCTCCCTTGAGGTCTGCCGTCATCACCCAGCCCAGGTTTGGCGCCGCAGTGGTCTCGCGGTACGGGTGCCGGCCTATGGCATGCCACCACGCCTCGGCACAGAGTGCCCGCGTCTTGCCGATCTGGTTGCCGCCGATCAGAATCCGCCGCTGGTGATCGCTGCGATGGAAGCTGGCCTGGCCGGGACTCATGCCACCAAGGCCGGGTTGCTCCATCTCATAACGCGCCAAGCCGTTGTCTTTGTACGCGGTGGCCGCCGCCCTGATTGCTGCCAAGTCGATCATGCTTCGCCCGCCTCGAGCCACCACATCAGATCCACGTCGCTGTGAAAGTAAGCCAAGGCGCAGTATTCCCACTCGGCATTGGGATCGAGTGCCCGCTGGTGCTCAAGCTCGAAGCACTCGTGCAGCACCCCGAAGGCGTCGTCTACATCCAAACCCCACGCGGCCGCCTCGTACAGCTGGCCGTCAATCTGGATGCAGAAACCATACAGCGTCATTCGGCCACCGCTCTCCGATTCAGCGCGGCCAATATGATCTCTTCTGGCAACTCGGCGACGTGAGCAACAATAGCTGCGCGGCCTTCTGCGGTGGTTGGATCTACAAGCTCAGCGGTGTTGATCTCTTCGGGTGCTTCTTGCGGTGGCGCATCTCTTCGGTATTTGTGGCGGCGCTCGAGCATCCAAGCGGCTGCGCTCCACGTGCCCTCTTGTGCGGCCTTCTTGATTACCGCCAAGGCATGCGCGGCGCTTTGTGCCTCGGCCCTTTTAAGGGACTCGAAAAGCTCTACCAATTCCTGCTCGCCAGCGTTTGCCCGGTCGCGCCATTTGTAGAAACATGCTTCGGAGATCCCAGCATACTGAGCCGCCAGCTTGTTGGTCATGCCGAGCCTAATACCCTCGATCAGCCGGCCCTTGGTTTCTTCATTCAGCTTCGCCAACGATGCCTCCATGCCGCGCCCTGATAATGTCACAATAGCCCGGCTCTCGCTCGATGCCCCAGCACGTCACGCCTTCAAGCTCAGCCGCTAAGAGCGTGGTGCCACTGCCGCAGAAGGGCTCGAGCACTACCGCTCCCCGTGGCGTCACCAGCCGCACAAGCCAGCGCATTAGCGCGGTGGGCTTAACGGTTGGGTGATGATTCTTGACGTGCTCAGCCGTGCGCCCTGCTCCCGCTCTTGGGTTGTCCACGCCTGCCGTGCTTGCCTTACGCTCCACCGCCGCCGCTCCGGTCTTGCCCGGTAGATCGTCGCACCCTGCCTCTCGCTCTGAGCGTGACGCCTTGGGGCACTGGTAGATGTTGGCGGGCCATCTGCCGCCTTCGGGCATGTCCCAAGCTGCGGATCTAAACTCTTGGTTTGAGTGCTTTTCAACGCCCACTGAAAACTCAGCACCACCGCAGCCGTTTGCATAGCCCGCGTGTTTATCATTAGGCCCAGGCCAAGCCGAATCACCGTAGGCGTACCGGCACCTGTCAATGTTTAGACCACCCACGCCCCACCGCAGCACGTTCTCAGCCACCGTGCCCTCCAGCGGCTTGCGTGCCAGGATGGCGGGCTCTTGGCTTGGCTTGAGCGCCGTGCCCCATCCGGCCCACTTCTTCGCGTCTGCGGTGGCTGGTGCTGTGATCTTGTGCTGTGTCGCGTTGTTCTTCTGACCGTGCAAGTCTGCCCACGATCCACCGCTTAGATCCCGCGTTACCTCATAGCTACCCACCACCGCCCGCTCTGCCCCGTGGTGCTGGTCAATGGCCTTCGATAGGTCCAGGCTCTTCGGGAAGCCTTGCCACTGCAGCCAGGCGATCTGATCTCGGATCTCAAAACCTGCGTCTTCGATGGCCACCGCCAGACGGTGCACGGTACGTGTAGCCGCAAAGGCGATCAGATGCCCGCCAGGCTTGAGCACTCGCAGCGCCTCCCGTGCGAAGTCCTCACCAGGAACGGCGCAGTCCCAGCCTTTGCCCATGAACCCGATCCCATACGGTGGATCGGTCACCACCGCGTCTACGCTATTGTCAGGCAGGCCGCGCATAACCTCGATGCAGTCCCCGCACGTCAAAGTGTGCCGCCCCAGCTGCACAACGTCACCCGGCTGTGTGATGGCTGGCACATCTACGGGCAGCGCATCCAGATCGCCATGCTCACCCAGCATAGGCTCTTCGGGCATCTCAACGCCCAGCGCCATGATTCGATCAAGCTCGGCGGTGGTGAAGCCAATGCCCTCAATATCAACCCCCTCTTCGGCTAACTCATTGAGCACATCGCTCAGCATGTCATCGTTCCAATCGGCCAGCTCGCCAACTTTGTTATCGGCCAGCGCCAATAGCTTGGCATCTGCTGGATCAAGGTCCATATACCGCACCGGCACCCGATCCAACCCGAGCCGCTCTGAAGCTTTTAGCCGCGTATGCCCGGCGATAACTTCCCCATTCGGGCGAGCGATAATAGGCGACGCAAACCCGAATCGCTCGATACTCTCTGCCACCGCCTGCACCGCTTTCTCGTTGTCTCGCGGGTTGTCGCGCCAAGGTGTCAGCTTTGACCGCTCAACCCATACCGCTGCTGGCTCGTTTTTCATTGCGTCACCCTCTGTAGTTTTACACTAGTAGCCTTCCCAGCCGCAAGGCTCAAGGCTTGCAGCACCATATCTCGCCAAGCTCTATCGCTCATTGTCGGCTTTAAACCTGCCAAATCATGCTCGACCACCGCTATCTCTTCTTGTGTGTACGCGCTGAACCCCGGCAAATCTGCGGGTGTGCTGCGCGGCTCAGGCACCAAGCGCGGTGGCGGTGGCTTGGCAAAGCCGTAGTATTCTTTGAACTTCGCGCGGCTTAGGACCGTGCCAAGCCCGTGTTGCTTCTCACGTAGAAAGACCGCTCGGCGGTGGCTTGAGCTGACCCACCAGTTGACCACCGCAAAAAGCTTCTCCTCTCCATCTTCTGCCAATCGCGCTTTGATCAGCCGTCGCGCTCGCTGGTCAAACTCCAGCTTCTGGTGCTCATCGAAAATGTAATCAGCCTTTTTCTTAATCTCTAAAAACACACACTCGGCCTTCTGCCGGTAAACGTCAGCGCTCTTTGTGTGTTTAAGAATATGTGTTTTGTTTTTTGTGTTTTGTTTTAACGCGCGTGGGGAGGTTTCTTGGAGGTTTTCTGGAGGCTTTGCCGAGGCGGGTTGTTGTGTTTTCAATGGTTTAGGTGCTGCATTCCGGTTGGTCATCGGTTGGTCATCGGTTGGTTTCCGGTTGGTTTTTCTCATTTTCTTAGGCTTACCCCATATCTCTTCGGCCTTCATTGCCTGGCGTGCTTTCCAATCGGACCAACCCCAGCGAGCACACAACGCCGGGCGGCTGGGGCGTCTATGTCTGCCCTGCTCTTCTTGGTCAGCGTACCACCTGAGATCCATATAGACCGCCTCTGGCGGCCACGGGCGTGGCAATGTGTCGGCAATCGTTGGCCACCAATGGAGATCCATGGCCAGCCAAGGGGTGCGTGCTTGTCTGTCTTTCATTCTTCTTTCACCTCATCCCCACCGGCCAGCACCGCCCAGGAGCTACCTGGGCAGCGGGCAAAAGCCCTAAGCCGGTGAAAGCTGTAAGCCCTTATCGGGCGTGTTTTATTTATCACGATCTGAATTCTTCGCTCAGTATTTCAAATGCCACCGCCTGCCCCTGCAAATGGTGCCAACTTATCCACGCACCCTCCGCTTTCTATCGATCGCCTGGTACACCTCGCGCAAATCTTTGGAGAGTGATTTGGCGTTGCCGCTGTTGCGCCTGGCCAACCAAAAGGCGTGGTTAATGTCTCCCTCGGCTATAGCCACCGCTATCGCTTCGTATCCATCCAACAGCGGTGGCAGCGTATTCAACAGCCGCCGCGTTCTATTGTCGAGTGCAGTATTATCCACCGCTCACCTTCTTAGATCTTCGCAGATAGAAAAACCCAGCCAAGCGCGGCTCTTCTTGCATCAGCAAGCGAGAATAGAAAGGCGTCAGATTGTTGTTGAGCTTGAAGCTGTCGCCAGTCGTCTCAAACTTCTGTTGATAGCGCAGCACTTCAAAGAGCCCTTTGATAGAGTGCTTCTTGTGCCCTCGGTTTACAAGGTCGAGCGCGAGCTGGCGCAAGCGGTAATAGACGTGCAAATTGGCATTGTGGTAGGCCAGGTCTTCAGCGCTGGCCCACCAGAGCCGGCGGCGCTGCTCACGCTGGTAAGACGTGAGGCGCTGCCCGGTTGGATCGATGTCTACATATATGGTGGTGTCGTTGTACATTACGCTGCACCCTCACCGCGAAACGCTGCCATCAGTTTGATTCGTTGGTGAGATGTCATGTGACTGATTCGCGTATCGTGCCCCAAATCTGCCGCGCATTTGTTCAACCATTCAAACTTATTTTCCCCTTCTGGCACTCTTACGTGCTGTAGGGCCTCGATCATGAATTGGGGTGCTTCATCCACCCACTTTGGATCGACCAGATCTTCGGGCGAAAGAGTGCCGGCTGTTGGCTTTTGAAAGCCGCTTGTCGGTGGCTTGGCATCTACTGGGCCAGCGGGCAGATCTGGATCTGCCGAATCACCCACGCCCGGGATTTCTTCGGCGCTTGTATCAGCGACACCTGGCCCACGTAGAACGCGCCTGAGCGTGCGATTGATTGCGCGGGTTTCTGCCATTCGCAGCGTAGCGCTTTTGATATTTGTCCCCACGTTGTTTGGAGACGCATCACCCAAGCCGGTATGCGTTGCCCCGGTGGCGTCTACAATCTCAGCCTGGACAACCCAGAAGCCCTTTTCGGGATTGCACGCCCATTGCACAAGCGTGGTCTTTTGAGACTGGACGCCCTGCTTTTTTGCCAGATGCTGCAAGCCCTTTTGGTTTATATACGGCTTATTAGAAACAAGCGTGATTCCGCCTATTTGCTGAAGCTCAGCCATAAAAAGCTTTGTTCTTTCTTTGATTGTTTTATCATCCATTTTCGACTCCGTTGTTGATGATTTGTTGTTTGATTCTGTCTTCGATAATCGGCAGCCCAGCGCGGACAGCCTGCACGATAATGGTGGAGCGGCTCGGCTGTGCCACGTCGGTGGCGTTGGTTTTGCTCGCCAGCTCTGCCAACCGCTTGGCTTTGCCAAGCAAATCTCCAGGGATTCTAAGCGACGTTAGGTGCTTTTTATTCATGGTGTTTTCGGTCCTTGTTCGATTTCTGCAACACAACCTGTGTCTGCGTAGCCTGAGCCACCGCACGCCACCTGCTGCTTACGTCGGTGTCATGTGTGCAGTGCCATTCGGCAGCGTTTAGCGCCTTGACGGCGGTTTCGTATTTGTCCTCATTGAGCCACAAATAGGCGACCAGCACACCCGAATCGATGTGCAAATCTATCTGTTGCCATGGCGTGGCGTCTAAGAACACGCGGGCCAATGGGTGCGCGGTGGTCTTGGCTGCCATCACTCACCCGCCTTAATTTCATCATAGAAAGGATCGTTGCAATCGTGGCTAAAGCTGTCCACGGAGTTGCCGCATTTTTCGCAATATACGCCATCAAGGTGACCAGAACCCTGCAATGCTGCCCAAGCTACCGCCGCGCAGCGAAGTGTGCATGACCCGGCAAAATTGGCCGGCTTTACCAGTCCCTTGCCGCAAGAGTTGCAATAGCCGTGTTTTCGTTTGCGGTATGCCATCACTCACTCCCCAGAATCAGCGCCCGCCTGACTTGATCAACCAATATATTGGGAATTTTGTATTGAGCGTGTTCGGATTGTTGAGGCAGCCCGTCAACCGTCAACTCAAACTCGTCAAGCAAATCATTCACACCCCGCAGCTTAAGAACGATTTCAGAATCAGTTTCCTTGTTCAGGGTCAAACGCTCAAAAAGTGTAGAGTTTTCTTCGGTTTTTAAATGCTCAATCAGAGATTCAAGTGTAGGGAAAAAGTCCCAGTCATCCCTGACAGAATCATAATAGCACCACTCCCATAGCTGCTGACCTTGCATCACATCACCTCCCGGCAGTTCAATCGTTACATGGCCATCCAGTTCCCAGCCGTCAACGGTGTCATCGTTCCTGCAATAGTAGGCCCGCACATCAAAGACATTCCCGGGCGCAACGCGCTTTCTTGCTTCCGATAGGGAAACATCTTGATCGCCTGCCCTAACAACTCGACCTGAGTTTGCTTCGTTGTAGTGTTTAACATCATCAAAAATGTTCACCTCGAACATGTAGCCCTTGCCATAGCCAGCATTGAAAAGCGTCTTAGTGATAAAGTCGTTCAGTTCTTTCTTAGTCATCACATCACCCCCGGATTGCAGGAAAAGGCGATTCCGCCCATCACCAGAAGAAAGGCAACAACGTCAATGACTTTGTCTTTGATATTCATTTGCTTGACTCCTTGACGTGATAGCGAACCGGGATCTTTTTCGCGCAATACGGACCAACAACCCAAAAGCCCATATGCCCGCCGTCGTTACGCATTGTCTGTGCTTGCTCGGCGGCGTTTGGGCTTTGGTCGATAAGATCCCAGCCACCGCCGCCAACTTCAATTTCAACGGCTGTTGCAGGCTTCAAAGCGCGGCCACAGCAAACGCAATGCTCATAGCGTTGCGGGTTTGGTCTGCTCTCGTTTGCTTCAATCTCTTCTTCACTTCTTCTGATTGCTTCAATGTTGAACACTTCTTTGACTCCTAAGTGGTGCCCCCTTGCGGGGGCGGTTGGTGGTTAGTCTTCAAGCTTGAAATGCAAGTGGGATAGGTCTTTCCGAAAGCAAACGTCTGCGCCTTTTCGGCCTGCTCTAAACCGAAATTTCCTGATAACGTCGCGAGATCGTCCGTCAGTTGTGTGCAGCTTGATCCGTTCAGTTCCGTCTTCGTAAAACGACACACAACAAGTGTGAATCGTGACGGTTTTGCCTGATTCGCTCCAGTCAACAATCACTGCATGATAGGGCCGCGCAGACCCGTCGCAATAGTATTCAACAAGCTGGCCGCGCGTTACAGTCTCGCCGTTTGCGAGGGTTTTATAGGCGGGTAAAAAGGTTACTTTGTTCGTTGCGTTCATTTGTTTGACTCCTTGCCCCTCTTCATTGAGGGCGCACCTTGGTGTGGGTTTTGACATCATTGACTCCATTTGTTGATGATGTTTCGTACCGTATCACAGGTGTAACACATTGACAACACCGAATCGCTAAACCACTGTTTTTATTGAAGTGTACTTAAATACACTTTTATAGTTCAAAGACTTGTTATGGTTTCGGCATGGTTTGGACTTTCAAAATTCCGCTCGAGCCCATGGGTAAGCAGCGCCCACGAATTACCAAGGTGGGCAACTTCTCGCGGGCATACACACCGCCCAAAACAAAGAAGTGGGAGAAAAACGCGGCCTTGGTTTTGCGGGCAAACTGGCGACGCCCACCGCTTGAATGTGCTGTGTCTTTTGAGGTCGTCGCCTTTCGTGAGCGCACCAAGGAAATGCTCCGAAAGAAAAACCTGGCGATCAAGCATTGCATCACCAAGCCAGATGGAGACAACATCCTGAAAATCTGCCTGGATTCGGCGGTGATTGCAGGCGTTCTAAAAGACGACAACATTGCCGCCTATATTTCGTGCGGCAAGCAATGGGCAGATCCAGGCTTGAAAGGCTACCTCGAGATTCGAATGGCCCTTCTATAGTTGCGCGGCTGTGTGAAATACCCTAAGATCTTTCTAGGTTGGAAAGACCTAACTGTTTAGGGAGTGCCCGCCGGCTTGAGCATGTGCCGGCGGGCTTTTTCGTTTTTGCTTAGAACGGAACTTCTGCGCTGTCGTTGTATGGCATTCGGTCGGGCGTTTCTGGCTGATCAAACTTTACGCGCTTGCCCATGCCTTGAAAGTGGTCAGCGACCAGCTCAAGATCAAAGCCCTTCTCGCCGTTGCGCTTCTCATATTCGCGCACCTCGAGCCGCCCCGTGGCGCTGATCGTGTCGCCTTTGTTGATGTATTGCGCGGCGTATTCGGCACGCTGGCCCCAGCACGTCACCGTGTACCAGGTTGTCTCGCCTCGGTTGTTTGAGGCTACCCGGTGCTTGGTCACTTTCTTTCCGTTGGCTGTGACCTTCAGCTCGCCTACCTGGCCGACGTTCCCCGTTAAATGCATAATAGCGGACATATTGACTCCCTTTGTTTGTGCCATCTAAACATATACAGGCAAAGCAGACCAGGCCACCAGAGAGGGAGTCTGGTTGTCGAGACACAAACGCGGCCTGATCTGCAAAGCTATTTCTTCTTCTTTGTCCGCTTGCCGTAATATGCCTTTACCTGCTTTGGTGTGTAGCTTTTACCGCTTGGGCTTTTGTATTTCTTACCCTTCTTTTTGAACGGCATCTTTCGGCTCTTCTGCTGGTGGCTCTTCTGCTGGTGGCTCTGGTGCCTGCTCAACCTCTGCGCCAACTTCTTGGCCTTGCTCGCCAAGCTCGAACTGGCAACTCCCCCACGCACCCGCTACAACCAGCGCACCTCCGAGAAATGCCACGCGGGTATTTTGCCGGGCGGCGTCTATTTGTTCTTTGATCTTGCTCATTTCAAATCATCCTCATCGATTAAGGTGTAGGTGTAAGTGGTCCAGCTTGGGTGTGCGTCGATCTGTAGGTGGCACAGATCCATGAATTCGTTGAAGTCACGCTCGCGTTTGAAAACCTGGCAGCCAGCCGACCAGGTGTATTTCTTACCGGTGCGTGAATTTACGCCCGATATTTTTCGCGAATCCTTCCCGGCTTTGTGCACGTTACAACCGTAGAAACCGGTCTCTTTTTTGTCTTCGGACATTTCAAAAATCAGACTTCTGTCGTTGTCTCTATAAATGGTTATAGGCTTTGGCCCACGCTGCACAAGCGCTTCGTAGCTGTTGCGGTGTAGCCCGATCACATAGGCCGACCGATATTGGCCCGGCGCTATTATTGCTGTTCCATCGGCGTTGTACATCTCCGGAAACCGCAGCGCCATTGCACCCGGATCGGTGGTAGCTGCCCAGGCTTTGGTAATCCACCGCGAGCCGTCTTCTTCTTGATAGGTACACGTGATTAGATCGTCGAATTCATCAGCGCTTTGATCGCGATTTGCTGCCCTGATTCCTATAATGTTTAGGTTGTACTTACCCTCAAAGACTGCATAGCCTTTGTTTTTCAATACTTGCAGAATTGGCGGAAGCATCATTTGGCACCCTGCCTAAACAAAAGATCGTGCACCACATCGATCGTGAAAGCGATCAACTTCTCTTCTGCCTTTTCTCCAATGAGTGGGATGTCAATGTGCTTGTTTAGAAACTGCACAACCCATTCTTTTTTCGCCTTGCCGGACTTGGGCTCTGGAAACAGATCTTCGGCTATGAGAATAGCCTTCTTAATAATGGCGGCGCGTTTTGCTTTTCTTTTCTCTTTCATGCTTTCTCCCTATTCTTTGCATTCGAGTAACTCTTTGAGAATCAGTTGGTAGCTTTCCACCATGCCGTTAAAGTTTTGCCACGCATCGGCGGCGCGGTCTTCTGCTGCCCTGCATTCGCCCAGGCTGGGCGCTGGCGCTGGCGGTGGAGCGTTGGTGCTGTTGTTGAACTGCAAGCCGCCCAGCGTCCCACCACCGCCCAAGAGCGCGGCAATCCAAAGCCACGGCGGCCCACTGCTTGCTTTGCTGTCTTCATTGCTCACTTTCCACGGCTCTTGGCGATTCGCGCCAGGCGCTCATTCTGCATCTCTTTTAAGCCCTCATCCAGCTTGGCCGAGATGTCACGCAATAAGGTATCGCGCTCGCCATCATATTTGGCAATCACCTCGTCGTATCTGTCTCGGATTTTATCGAAGCCTTTTTCTCTTTCTTCTTCGATTGTTTCCAAGGTCTTAAGCAGCCGGTCAACATAGGCATCTAAGCGCCGCGATTGCTCGCGAGTTGTCGCCATTAGATACAGCAAAAAGACGCCAGTGATCCCGGCGTCTATTAGGCTTGCTGCGAGCTGGCTCTCCATCAGCCCAGAATCAGAATAGACAAGCTCTGAGCTATGCAGACAATGGCACAGATCAAGCCTTGAGCCCTGGCTATATCTTGCCGGATCAACTTTAGATCAGCTTTGATCATTGCCACCTCACCCTCGAGCACATCTGCTCGGTTTTCTAATACCGCCACTTTTTGCTCTGCGGCTCTAAGCCTTTGTTCCATTGGTCGCCCCCTATAGCTTGCCGCGTAAATACCACGATTTTCCGCTAACGTCGGCATTGGTGAAGCTTGCTGGCTCTGAATCCCACAAGCTTGGTTGTACATTATCCGGCGTTAAACCAATTAGATCTTCCGAGCGGGATTTTGTACAATCCACCAAAGCCGATTTTGAATAGCTTGTAGCTTTTGAGGTTGTGCCCATGTCAACGCCAAACAACTCGCCGGCTTCCACATCAGCAACGATTTGGTTTGCAACGGTTGAACTGCTGCATTCAAATAAAATGATCGCCATAATTACTCCAAAGCCGCGCGGGCTGCCAAGGGCTGTAGAACCCACTTCAAGGATTTGATTCTAATGACACCGCCGCGCACGGCATTGGTTTCTGCGCCAAACCACATCGCAACGTGAAGATACCTATCGTTAGATACCTTTGAGCTATTGCCAGCATAAGAATAAGCGGGCGTCACCATATCGCCGAAAGGATTTGTGGTGCTATATCCGCCGCCTTGCAACACTTGGACGCTGGTATATGGACCCTTTACCGTATTAAAGCCAGCATGAAAAACAACAGCGTCAAAGCCTTCTGTGGCACTTGATCCGCTTTGACCTTTCCACAAAACGCTGGAATAGTTTGTACTCTGCTTAATGTTGTAGGATGCCGAACCAGCCTTAAACATGTTTCCGCTTGTTGAGCTGCTTGTTGCTGCGCCAAGGTTTTTCATGACATAAGCACCAGCATAACTATCCGCACCAGGTAAAGCCGGATTGCCACTTTGATCGCTTGAATACATCGAGATCCCACAAGCAGCGCTGAGGTTTACGCCGCCTTGCTGGCCGTAGGGCTCGCTACCAGAAGTGCCAGTGACGCCGTCGATCGGTCCTGTGCCACCACTCACTGCATCGTTGAAACCCATTTCTACTTTTAATAAAGTGCTCTCTGGTCGATACCGATAGTCGTTTTCACCCGTTGGTTTGGCTTGAAATTCCCACGGATCAATATGGATCTTTTTGATAATCCAAATCCCGTTGTTTGTGCTGCCGGTTTCGCGGATGTTGTAGGTTGAGCCAGTGCCCGGAAAGTTCACCACCAACAAGCCGCTTTCGTGCGTAACCGTTGCGCCGATGGTTGTAGGGGTTGAGCCCTTAATAATCTTCCAATCGCCCGTTCCGCTGGCTATGTCGGCAAGGTCGGCGGTTTGCCAATCCTTCCACGGGTTCGATGTTCCACCGCCGCCGCCGCCGCCTTGGTCGGCTCGTCTGCGCGTGCCGCGAGCGCCTGTAAACACTGGTCTTGCAATGCCCATGATTACCAACCCGCCTGAATGAAATACACAGTAATCACAGTATTGTCCGAACCGGCATTGCAAACCGTGCGGTGATACAGCGTGCCGGTTTCTGCTTCGTATTTCTGCTCTGGGCTAAATGAGTTGCTTTGATCTGCTGCGGCTGTTGCCTGGCAAACTGTATATACTGCAGCCGAAGATCCGGCGGTGGTTACTAAAATTGGTGCCACCGTGGCAGCCGATCCCGAAGCCTTAGTGCACATCTGATTAGTCACCCTACCTTTGGTTGGTAGGCCGTTGATGGTGGCTTCTGTAGCCGCGCCCGCTTCAGTTTCTGAGATGACAAGTTTATAGTCTCTGCCCCCGATGTGTGTCAGGGTCGCCGTTGCCGAATATGCCATATTTGTGGGCCTCCTATTATCCCGTGGGTATTGTATCGCGCGGCAAGTCTGCCACGATTAAAAAAGTGAACAGTAGATCCGTTTCGCCCCATTCGATGCTTTGAACGATTGCAACTTGATCGGATAAATGCAGCTCGCTATCGGTAAGCGCGATAACGTCGCCAACCTCAAGCCAGCCCAGGCGCTGGGGAGCGCTGTATTTGATTGTGCGATGTCGGCCACAATAGGCACGCGACATCCAGTTAATCACCCGCCCGGCGCTTGCTCGGCTGGTGATCATCTCGGTTTCTAATTCCATACTCCGCAAGCCGTAGCGGCTCATGCTTGCCACCGCGTAATCGTTACGCCACAAGAATCCGCTGGTGCGTTTGTGCAGATCTCCGGTGACTGTGACCGCTTTTTTTAGCCGGTTATATCTGACGTTGTGCCGGTATTTAATCGAGATCTCGTTGGCGATTTCGTTGCTCTCAAAATCAACCAAGCCATCGCGGAAGATCTCCCGGTCTGCCGTCAGCTTGACCACCGCGTCTTTCGTTGTGGCATCATAGCGCCAGACCACCGGATAGATCCCTTCACTTGAAGCACGCAAAGAGCACGGCAACAGCGGCAAGATTTCATCTTGTAGAAAGCTCATCACGTCAACGCGCTCACCAATAAAGCCTTCAAATTGGATCGCATTTAAAAATGGCGCGGCTGCTACGCACCTGCCGTCGTCAATCTTTGCGCCGGTTTGGTGCAACAAATAGCGGACAAAATCACCGCCGCCCGTCAAATAGGTGGGCGTGTTGTCGCCGTTAGAATCGATCCCCACTGAATAGGGATTCAGTAGCCCGCCACCGCCCTCATTAAACATCGCAAAGAAGGTGTCGCCTTCCGTATATTGCCCAGTCATTGACACATAGGTGTAGGTGTTGCCGTTGCTGTCTTGCGCTGTATAGAGCGTCTTAGGCGAGTAGGCTGTTGATGTGCCGTTTGTTTGTACGCGCAACACTTGCACAGTAGCAGCGGTGCAAGCATGGCCCGCCACCAAACCAAGCACCGTCCCGCTTGAGGTGCCGTCGTCCACAATATAAATGGGCGAGCCGCTAAAGGTTTGACGTCCTGGCGCACCGATAATGATCGGGTAAATGTTGCCTTCTGCGTTGTCGTCTGCGTCGTCAAAGACCAGATCGTCGATCACTTGCGTGGCGTTAGGAATGCTGCGGCTGTTTCTCAGCCAATCGGCTTCGATGCTGAAGGTAACCGGCTCGCCAACAGCTCCGTAGCTTGGCACATCAACCCGGCCTTCTATTAGCACTTGGCGATCGTCGTAATCGTTGCCATCGATCCAGAGCGCGAGCTGTGCGGTGGCCGATCCCAAATCGACGCCTTGAGCTATTCGCTTTGCGATGTCTTCGCGAAAGGTGACCGCGACCGCAGCGCTTGGCATTTCAAAATCTGGCGACACAAACTCTAAGCTGCTTGCATAGTCTACATTGCTAAGCGTGCCATGGTAGAGCAGCGAATCAGAACCATCTGTAATGGATACGGTTTCAGTGGCGAAGCGATAAACGACACCGCCCAAAGTGAGATCCAAGATCCAAATCGGATCGGCTCCCAGCCTTAGCTCTGCCTCAGTAAATCGCCGCCCTGTCTTCATAGTTCTTCTTCGATTTCTACATTAGAGATCCGCAACACCTCGCCAGCGGTGGCGCTCAACTCTTCGCCCACAATAGAATCGGTGCTCACCCCGGACATGATGCGCCCATAAATTTGCGCCATGCCTTGGATCGTCTTGGTGTCGTTGCCGCTGTTT